CATTACGGAACGTCGTGTCACTCTCACCAGACGCGTTGTTCCGATTGATCGTGGCGCTAACACCAAAACCCCACTTGATGCGGCGGAAAACGAGATGATGCATCGCTTCGACTAGATGGCTAGGTAAACCCATCCGAGCGTAAGCGTCGATGATGCAATGATGATGCTCAGCTCTGAAGTGCGCGTCCCAGCGCTTGCCGTCCACATAGTACGCCACACCCCTGATCGTGAACATCGCATCGTCCCCGTTGACAATGATAGAGTCAAGTCCGTTCTCCAACATCAGCTCCCGAGCCATCCTCCCCAACTCCCGGTTGTTGAGGCCAGAGGCGAACCGGACATTCCGACCAAACAGCGCAGGGCCCATCTCCACGAGCAATTCCTTGACATTCCGCTCCATCGCTAGGATGTACGGGATCATCTGCGACTGCAGCGGGAGCCAGCGAGGTAAGATCGTCCTGCAATCTGAAGCGGCGTACTCAAACCGAACACCTCGAACCAACTCAACCACATCCGGAACGTCGGCGTTAAGCTCGTGCTTGATGAAAGCTGCACACTCATCTGCCCGAAAGTCTTTATAAAGCTTCTTGTCAAAGATTGGCCTCGTTCCGACGGATTCAAAGAGTTCTGCGGCCTCTCGATAGGACTCTGCCTTGGCTGGTGGGAATTTGGAGACAAACTCCTCAAAAGGAATCGGCTCAACGATGCCGAAGCGGCTCCTGCATGCGTCCGCAAGCCGCAACACCTCCTCCTGGACCTCAGCCAACGCACCTGCATCCGTGAGCTGTGGTGTGACCCGACCTACCCTGCCGACTGCGGATTGCACGAAATTGCCTCGATTCGGCTTGTATGAAACCAACTCCAAGAGGGGAGGCAACAAACTGAAGACGCGTCCTGAAGCTGCCTGCGGCTGATACAAGCGGCGAGGTCGCACAACAAGATTCATCAACGGGTCAACCACTGGTCGAACGATGTGCCAATAGTCGTCGTAATTCGACCTCAGGCCCATAGGATCACTAGCAAACCACTTCACACCTTTCTGAACCACTCCCCAGTTCAGTGCCTCGAACGCGCTGACCTGCTTGATCGAGAGATAATTGTGAACCATGTGCAATGGCAAC